GTCTCAAGTGTTATTTGTCGTTGAATATAGAGAGTCATAATAGCTGGATGCTGTCCTTCGACAGACACAAAGTTATCTTGGTATTCATCTCTAAGTTTACTAAGATCGTCTTTAACGACGCGTGATAATGAATCCCGTTTCTTGGTCCATTCCACATAACGATCCTCGCCTTGTTGCTCAACGATTTCTCTGATCCATGCATTTGGTTTGACTATCATATTAGCCATTAACAATTTCTCAGGGTCTTCCTTTTGAGCGAGTTTGTGAAAAAAGAAAACATCGTTTCGAGTACGGTATGTCTCAAACTTGGCTCTAATTTTTCCTCTGTACTTATGATAATCGTAACCGTCAGTAGTAAAATGCTTTTTCATAGCAAGGTATTTTACGTAACAGTTAAACGATTCCTCATTAGCAAAGCTCTGTGATGTCTTTATCATCTTTAATTACCATTTTCATTTTCACAGCCTCTGTCCTTACTTTTTCTTTAAGGATAGTAGACTTTTTGACTATATCGGCAACTGCCTCTATTTCCAATCCATTTAGACGCGCATACTCAACGAGCGCATCAATATAATTAACCCCATTTGATAACATACTTGATATATCATGGTGTACCTTTTCAGGCGTACGTGGGTTAATAACTTTTTCTGTAGTAATATTTTTATCCTTATCCATTTAAAGATTTAACTCCACTAAGCCAGTTTTGAGCTGCGCTCTCTGCCCAATGAATTGACTTACCTTCATATACTTCTTCCTGAATAAATTCTTCATTAATAAAAAACCTGCAGCCACTGCCATTTGCTGTATTAAAATATTCAGCTTTAAGTGTCTTGCCTGCCTTTTCCATTATAATAGTGTCGCCTGCCATTTTACTTTCCTTAATATTTGAAGTCGATTTCATTGAGCCACAGTTAGAGCAATATGTAACGGTTACTTTAAAATCATAACCGCCTATTTTTATATACTCATAACCTTGATTTATAATAACTATATCACAACAACCGTAGAGTGTCAACCGTTAATCTCCGCAAAAAGAACATTATTTACATAATCGTCTTTGTCTTCCTCAGTTATACCCATAGCAAGTATAGACCGGTGAAGGTGCGGATTTTTCTTTTGGTTAAAACAATATTTGTTTAGTAGAGGTGATGTATCTCGTTCTGACTCATACGCCATATCATCTAGGTTATCTAAGTAATAATCTACGAGATCAGATGTTATAGCAATAAATTGGTCAAGTTCTTTATCAGTATTAATATTGCCAACAGCAATCATTGATTCTGAAAATATTTCTTTTGCCCAATCTGGTAATTCTCTTGGTTTATTCCATTCCAGGTCTTTAACCTTATCAGCCATGTAAGTACTATAAGGATGCTCAACACCATGCAATGGAGAAAAATCCATAAAAGAACCTGTAATCTTTTTTGGACCAGCAACAATATCAAACCCTAAGATTGGTAATTCTAAACCAGCCTTAGGGAAGACATTAACATGCATTAACCAAAGTCCTTTGCCATCTGCAGGTACAATAGTTTTTAAATGCGCTTTGTCTACTTGATCTGAGTGCCAGAACCTGTCATCCCAATCTTTAAAATATAGATCAGCCATGGCAGGTTCGTCATACTCAGTAAAGTTATCTTGGAATTTGCCGCGTATGTGAGCAGCATAATCGTTTAATCTATCCCATAATGGAGTCATTTGTTTTTTCTTAGCCTTCGGAGTTTTGCAAATTCATTTAACAACCGAGTTTCTCTAATTGTTTTAAGTAAACTGCGTCGGTTACGAGCTGTTCTACTTCTGGACATTCGTTCAGCACGAGCCTTCGGTTTAAGGTTAACTGTATCTAATGCATCATCTTGCATGTTACTCTCCTTATATGTTTTGATTTATATTAGTATTTTATAACAAATAGCTAAGAATGTCAACGGTTATTTGGATAATTCGTCAAATAATTCTGATGCGAAACTAAAGCAAGCCTTTGCTTCATCTTCCATGCCATCATGTAATAGTTTTCTAAATTCTTCAATGAGTACTTTAGTATCGCCTTCAAACTCATACATAATCCCTTTTCCGGGTGTCTTAGCTTTAATGATTTGTCCACCATGTAATTCACCAAAATGTCTTACATACATATGAGCCAATAGACTATCATTATCATCTGCATCAGCTAGTCCTTGCATGTGAGTCATACATCTGCTTACTGATTCTGGATAATGGTCAATATCGTCAAAGCCATAGATTTCGCCAAGTTCTTCAATGTCTTGTAGAATACGTGGAGCTCTATAGATTGCGGTAAGATTTGGTGGAATGATTACAATGTTTTCTAATAATTCATATACTAGATATTGACAGTTTAAAAACTTGTAATATACGAATGGGTCTATACCACCACTAATTAATTGCTTAGCAAATTTTCTACGTTCGGCTGCTTGGTGGTGTGCCCATGTGAGTTGCTTCAGTTTATTAGTCATAATATATTGCCCTCTGTTATGGTGTACCTATTATTTATACAAACTAAAAGAGAGGCCGAAGCCCCTCTGATATTACATAATTTTTATAAACTTAGAAGTTAAAGCTTAATCCAACTGATGGTGTAATTTCTTCACTATCAAAGTTATAGTTAAGTTTTGTTTCTACGTCCATACCTGCAAACTCAACGTCACCGTTAACACCTACGTCTTTCATTAGGTCATTTTGGTCGCCGCCGATATAACCAGTTAATGGTCCTACAGTTGCGTCAGCTTCAAAGCCAAGTGTTTCTGATACTGAACCGTATGATACTGCACCACCGACTCGTACGTTTTCCAACATACCGTCTGTATCTGCACGTCCTGCTACAATCCATGCTTCGCTGTTTAAGTTATAGTCAGCTACTGCATTGATGTTAGCAATTCCTAATGGAATACCGTAACCAGCTTGTACGTTTTGAATGTCTGTTAAGTCATCCATGTTTAAACCGGCTGCCACTGATACACCCAAGATAGTTGCTTGAATGCTTTCGTCAGCAATTTTTGCTTCTTCAATAGAAGTACCATTTTCTGTATCAATCCAGATATTGCCTTGGTCACCAAACGATAATTCAGTACCACCAATTGATGTAGCAATTGAATATTCGTCTAAAGCCAAATCGTTATTTGAATCAACGACGAATGACATAGAACCTGATGCTAAACCAGATCCTGCAGATACGCCAAGATCAAAAGATGATGTTGCACCCCAATCTCCACTAGCACCTTCAGCAATTACTGTTTCAATTTTACCAGTTACCCCAACTGGTGCTTCGGTTACTTCTTGAGCGATTACGCTGCCAGCTACCAAAGTCAGTGCTGTTGTTAATAAGAATTTACCCATGTTACCTTTTTCCTTGTAATAGTTTTTATTAAGTGCCACTTTTCTGTTGCTAAGTAAGTGGCCAACTCCCTGTGATTATGCCGCTAAGGCTAATCCAGATGGTTTATAATTGTTATTTGCAATTATTGAATTTGATCTATACGCGATCACCCGATGAACTCCATTAAGCTATTCCGTCCGTCGATCCTAATATC